GGGAAGTTTTTCTAAACTAGCATTAAAAGGTTTATCTTTTGCTACTAGTCTTCCAGCTCAAACTATCCTTATGACATTAAATCCAACAAACGCTAATTCTGATGAGATAAATATGAAATTAGAAGATTTTGCAAAATTAAATGAAGGTAGTACTAACATAGATAAAGCACTGCCTACAGAAATAGGAGATATGTAATGAGTAGTTTCGCACAAGGTAAATTTGCTTTAGCAATATCAGATAGATCAGGTATGGCTTTTCCATATAATGAAATGGTTAGAGAATGGAACGGTGCTTTTGTGCACATGTCTGAATATGAACCGAAACAACCACAACTAGATCCTAAACCAACTAATGCAGATCCACAAGCTTTGGTTAGAGCAAGACCTGCAAGAACAGAATTTGCAACAGAAGATTTTTTACCAAACAATCCTTTTTCAGTTCCTAACGCTTCTAAAATTTTAACCGTTAATGCACCTAACAGTAAATTACAAAATGGAGACATTATAAGATTTAGAAATTTAAAAACTCCTGTAGATAATCCAACTCTTGTAAACACTATTCCAATTGAAGAAGTAGAATTATCGACTACACTTACAGCAGATATTACTGAGACAGCCACTTCGATTATTGTAGCGGACACACAATGGTTTCCTAACTCCGGTTATTTTATTATTGAAAAAGTTAATAGCGAAACAGGAATGTTTCAAAATGAAACAATTGAATTTAGTTCTGTAAATCGTGGAACTAACACATTTACAATTAAAAAAAGAGGTACGTCTGCAACCTTTAGAGGATCAAACCCTCAGAACACAACAGCTGGTTCTCATCTTTCTGGAGCTAAGGTGTTTGGTGGTTGGGAAGCCACTATGGTTCAAACTACTTTTGTTAATGATGCTAATACAACTGTTACAGAAGAAAATAGTTTTACAATTAGTTTAGATGGTGGTGGGGTCGTTAACGGAGACGTATCTGGTGGTGGTTTACAGTGTACATATGGCCCAATAAATGATAGGGCTTAATTATGGCTGGAATTTCTAAATATACATACACAACATTAAAACAAGCTATTTTAGATTACACTGAAGTAGAGGACACTGTTTTTACAACCACTATTTTAGATGGTTTTATTATGTCTGCAGAGTTTAGAATTAATCAAGATCTTCCTACGGATTCTGATAGGTTTGTTCAAGAAGGTAGTTTAGCTGCAAACGATAATACAATTAATGCTCCTGCTGGAACTTTGTTTGTTAGAGGAGTTGAGGTATTTAATTCTACAGCTAACACGGAAGGTAACGGAAGTTGGTTAGAGAAAAAAGATCAAAGTTATATATCTGAACTTACTGATAGAAAATTTGGACCTTCTGGTGAAATACAAGCACCCACGGATACTACTAATTCTGTTACAGGTTTTCCTAAATACTACGCTATGTTTGGTGGTGCTACTAATACTACGGATACTACTTCTGGAGGTATGTATCTTGCACCAACACCTGATGCTGGATACAAATTTAGAATATATTATAACAAAATGCCTACTGGTTTAGGGTCTGGGAGCACTGGTAATTCAGATACATATTTAAGTACATATTTTCCACAAGGACTACTATATGCTTGTTTAGTAGAAGCTTTTGCTTTTTTAAAAGGTCCAATGGAGATGTTGACACTATATGAAAATAAGTATAAAAGTTCTATACAACAGTTTGCAGGAATGCAATTAGGTAGAAGAAGAAGAGACGATTACACTGACGGAACCGTTAGGATACCTGTTAAATCACCTTCACCTTAAATTAGGAGATAAAAAATTATGGCAATAACATCAGCAATATGTAATAGTTTTAAAGCAGAAGTTTTACAAGCGCTACATAACTTTACAGCATCATCTGGAAACAGTTTTAAATTAGCTTTATACACAAGTTCAGCTACATTAAATAAATCAACAACTGCTTACGCAACAACAAACGAAATTTCAAACACATCAGGTTCAGCTTATGTTGCGGGTGGAAAAGCACTTACAAGTGTAACTCCAGCTTTATCAACTGACACAGCGTGTTGTGATTTTGCAGATATTAGTTATACTTCTGCTTCATTTACAGCCAATGGTTGTTTAATTTATAATGATACAAACGCTGATAGAGCAGTTTGTGCGGTTGCATTTGGATCAGACAAAACAGTTTCCAGTGGGACTTTTACAATTCAATTTCCAGCAGCAGACGCAAGTAACGCTATAGTTCGAATAGCATAGGGGTAAATCCTTATGTCTAACACTTGGAACCAAGCCGGCACTACCTGGGGTTCAAATCAATGGGGCGAACAAGGTCCTACTATAGTTACTTTAACAGGTCAAAGTTCTACTTCATCTGTTGGTTCTTTAACTTTAGATTTAACTTCTGTAATAACTCCAACAGGTCAAAGTGCTACTTCAAGTGTAGGTTCTGTAGATGCAATATCTTCTGTTATTCTAACAGGACAATTAGCAACTTCATCAGTTGGAGAAATATTACCTACAGCAATGACTGTTGGTTTAACAGGTCAATCAGCAACTTCTAGTGTTGGATCTGTAGTTGTAGGAAGAGCATTTGTTTTAACAGCACCGTCAGCTGCAACAACAAACGTTGGTGATCTTACAATTAATAATTCTGAAGTACATGTTTTACAAGGTTCTCAAGCAGACGTTTCTGTAGGTTCAATATCTCCTGCTGATGTAATGGGTTTAACCGGGGTATCATCAACAACAAGTGTAGGAACAATATTACCTGCTGATGTAATGGGCTTAACAGGTCAATCAGTAACAGCAAGTGTTGGCGAAATATCTCCTGCAGATGTAATGGGTGTAGTAGGGGTTTCCGCAACTTCTAGTGTTGGTTCAATTGTTCCTGCGATAGTAGTTCCATTAACAGCACCTAGTGCTTTAATATCCTCAACAGGTTCAATAAATCCTGCAGATGTAATGGGATTAACAGGAGTCGAAGCAACAATTTCTGTTGGAAATGTTTCACCTTTATCATATCAAGATGTTGATATTAGCGGCAATACAAGTTATAGTGGTGTTGACATAACAGGGAATACATCTTATACAGATGTTACACACGCGGCTTAGGAGAATAAATAATGGCATCAACTTTTACAGATCTTGGTATAGAACTAATGGCTACTGGCGAAAATGCCGGTACTTGGGGAACAAAAACTAATGCAAATTTAAGTCTTATTGAACAATTAACTGGTGGTGTTAATTCTCAAGCGGTAACTGATTCAGGAACACCGACAGCTTTAACAATAGCAGATGGTGCTTTAACAGGTACTGCTCAACACAGAGTTATAGAATTAACAGGAACAATATCTGGAAACAGAATTGTTACATTTCCTCTTCTTACAGAAAATTTTTACATAATTAAAAACGGCACATCTGGTGCCCACACAGTACAATTAAAAGCTGCATCTGGTTCAGGGGCCACGGTTACTTTTGCAACAGATGATAAAGGATATAAAATTATTTATCTTGATGGTGTTGCAACTAACACAGGTGTTTTTGATACAGGTGCTACCGATGGTGGAATAACTTTTAAAGAAGGCGGAACAAATTTTACAAACAGTTTATTAGTAGGAACAAATTCAACAGGAACTTTATCTTCTGCTATTAATAATACTGGAGTTGGATTTGAAGTATTTGATGATTTAACATCTGGAGATAGCAACACAGGAATAGGAGCTAGTGTCTTAACTAAAATAACAACTGCTAGTAATAACACAGCTGTTGGAAAAGATGCTATGGAGATTAATACTTCTGGAGCTGATAACACAGCAATAGGTGCTACTTCAATGGCACTTAATACAGAAGGTAATGATAACGTAGCTCTTGGATCAGTTACATTAGCAGCAAATACTACAGGAGATAGTAATACAGCTATTGGAAGAAATGCTTTAAGAGATAATACAACAGCAAATAATAATACTGCAGTTGGTTATAACTCTTTATGTGATAACACAACAGGTGCAAATAATACAGGGGTTGGTTTTAGTGCTTTAAAACTTAATACAACAGGTTCTTGTAATATAGCTGTCGGACATAATAGTTTAGATGCTAATACAACAGGTGCAAGTAACGTAGCAGTTGGTAGAACTTCTTTAACAACCAATACTATAGGTTGTTGTAACACAGCAATTGGTGTATCAGCTATGGGTCTTAACACAGAAGGAAATTTTAACACAGCAGTTGGTACTTTGGCTTTAGAATCTAACACAACAGCTGATGATAATGTAGCAGTTGGTAAATCAGCTTTATGT